GGGGCCCTCGGTTACGATGGTATCCTGGTGGTGCATGGTGTGTTCGCAGTGGCCAAGGAAGCTGAAGCCATCGACGCCGGCACGGCCCTCTATTTCAAAGACGCAACCAAGACGGTTACAGCCACCCCGACCGGCAACACCTTCGCAGGGTATGCCTGGGGCGCTGCCCTCGCAGGTGACGCAACTGTGGACCTCAGAATGGAATTCTAATCATGAGCACTCCCTTCGACGATATCCGTGAGCTCGCCTTCGCATCCATACTGGAAAGAATGGGTACCGAGGCATCATGGATATCGTCGGTGGAAGGCTATGAGAAGAAGGCCCTGGTGCTGTTCAGAGAACCAACCGATGATCGCATGATCGCACAATTCGGCTATAACCCCAATGTTTGGTATGTGGAATGGAAGGGGAGTGATTTTGAAGGCCTGGATGATGCGGTTGACGCAGGTAATGACGAACTCATTACCATTGACGGAGTGGATTACTGGGTGCGCCATGTTCACAGAAAATTTGACGGTTTCAATTATTTATCAACCCTTGAAAAAGTAAAATCATGAAAAAGATTCTTGCATTATTTTTCCTGGTCCTGTTCGCCGGTGCGGTGATGGGACAGGCCACGATCAAGCAGCATTATGAGATCAGCACCCTGGCAAAGCCTTTGGGTATTAAACTTACCCCGGGATCACTGGTGTGGCGTGCCGATTCTGCCTTCTGGATGGTGATGGATTCCACGTTCGCGAAAACGGACAGCGGGACCACCATTGTGCGGAAAGGATCCACTTATTTCCATTTCCCTACCGATTCCAAACTGGTAAAGTATTCCTTGGGAGCCGACACGGCAAGCACAACCTTACGAAGCGGGGCTATGCGATTAACTGTCAAATACCTTTGGATCAAAGTAAACGGAACGTGGAAGAAAATAACACTTTCCTGAAATGACCTACGAATCGTTGGAAGCGGCTATTGTTGGCAGATTGCAGGGATTGACCTCAGTCGCGGCAAATGTATTGCCTGAAAATGATAACGAATACACGACCCCTTACACCATGGCCGATGTAGTTGTTGCCTACAATTCAAGCGCTTTCGACGATTCGCAGACCTCGGACCTCATCAGCCAGCCGGAAACAATTCACCTTCAACTGGTGGTAAGATCGCGAAGGCTCAGGGGAAAGTCGGGCATATACCAGGTTCTTGATGCACTGCAGGGAAAACTCCAGGGATGGAGGCCACCCGACTGCACGAAGATCCACCTTTTGAATGTCAAGTTTGAAAGTCATAATGCTGACCTGTGGACCTACTCGATGATGATCAGTACTGAGGGGTTCAGGATAGAACAACCGGATCCCGAAACGGATATCCTTTCGACGCAGATCAGCCTGAAGGATGAAACGGGAACGGTAAATGTTGACGTAACAGCGTAAAATCATGAAAAAATTCACATTCCACGGCCAGCAGCCGCACGCAGTATCCCTCAAAGACCAGGGTGATGTGATTCTGCTGCATGATACCGTGCATGATCTCGATGAAACAAACGAGCACGTGCAGGTACTCATTGAGAAGGGCCACCTGAAAGAGGTTAAAGAGAAAAAAAATTCACAACCTAAAAATAACGATAAATGACAGCATCATTCCTTCACGGCAGTGAGACCGTAGAAGTCACCACGGGGGCACGACAGATCACTGTCGTTAAGGCTGCCGTGATTGGACTGGTCGGCACTGCACCCAAGGGGACCAAGAACGCACCTATCATGGTGTACAGCGACAAAGATGCCGCACAGTTCGGGTCCCAGCTTCCGGGATTTTCCATCCCGCAGGCATTGAATGCAATCTTCCAGCAGGGCGCCGGATCGGTATGCGTGGTAAACGTATTCGATGCCGCCACCATGGTTACGGCCGTGACTGCAGAAACTCATACCGTGGCTAACGGTAAGATCAAGACCACCTACGCACCTCTCTCGGGAGTAGTTGTAAAGGACAGCACTGGAGTAACAACCCTGGTGAAGGATACCGACTACACCCTGGATGACTTCGGAAATATCACCCTGATCGGTGCAGCTGCAGCCACCTATGGCGCCGTTTCACTGAAAGTGGACTACAACAAGGCCGACTTCACCTCGGTGGATGCCACGGCCATCGTCGGAACCGTGACCAGTCCGGGCGGCGTTCGCTCGGGTGGAAAGTGCTTCGACCTGTGTTACAACCTGAACGGCTTCAACCCGAAGATCTTCATCGCACCCGGATATAGCTCACTGAGCGCCGTGGCTGCCGAAATGACGGTATGGGCCAACAAGTTCAAGGGCTTCGCACTGAAGGATGCTCCCGCAACGACAACCGTAGCCGGTGCAATCGCAGGCCGTGGTCCCGCAGGCGCCATCAACTTCTTCACCAGCGACAAGCACGACATCCTGCTTTACCCCAAATTATCTCAATACGATGCCTACAGCAACTCCTATGAGATGCGATGGTATTCTGCACTCTTTGCCGGCGTATGGGCGGCCACGATCAACAATGAGGGTTTCCACGTTTCTCCCTCGAATCATCAGATTCAGGGTCTGGCCGCCGCTGCCGGCAACTCGGTGGTGGAAACCAATATCTCGGCAAGTCTTGACGATGCCACTGCAGAATCACAAACTCTGAATGCAGTCGGGATCACCACGGTATTCAACAGCTACGGAACCGGTGTTCGCACCTGGGGAAACCGCAGTGCTGCCTACCCAACCAACACGGCCACCCGTGATTCGTTCTACCCGGTCCAGATGGCCGGCATTGTGCTCGACGAATCGGTGCGCTATGCAATGCTTCAGTTCATCGACAAACCGGTGAACCAAGCATGGATTGACAGTGTGTGCGAATCTGTGAACAGCTTTATCCGTACCCTGGTGGGTCGCGGTGCGCTGATCGACGGGAAGTGCATCTTCGACGTGAACGACAATGACCCCACCGAAATGGGCGCAGGTCATTACACCTTCAGCTATTCCTTCGCTTCCCCGGTGCCGGGCGAACGGATCACCTTTAAGAGCACCTACGATATCAACCTTCTCAAAAACCTGAAATAAGCCATGGGAGAGATCAAGATTAACCGAATCACAAATGCAAACTGTTACGTGGAAGGCGGCAGTCTGCTCGGCCAGGTGAAGGAGATGGACGCTCCTGAAGTCAAGTTCAAGATGGCAGAACATGGGGCCATCGGCCTTGTGGGATCCATCGAGCTCCCCTCGGGCATCGACAAGCTGGAAGGCAAGATCAGATGGAATTCACTCTATGTGGATGTGCTGAAGACCCTTTCGAATCCCTTTACCTCGGTGAAGCTCCAGTTTCGTGCGAACATCGACCAGTACCAGGCGGGCGGCATTGTCGCACAGATCCCGGTGGTGATCTACATGACCGCACAGATGAAGGGCGTTCCGGCCGTAAACTTCAAACAGCACGACAACGCAGAAGTTGAAACCACCTTCGGTGCCACCTACTACAAGCTCACCATCGGTGGTGTGGATGTGGTGGAATACGATGCCTTTGCCAACATTTACAAGGTGGCAGGCGTTGACACCCTCGCCGGTTACCGTGCGAACATCGGAGGCTAAGACCTTCGCAGATTAAGTCAGGGGCCGGCCATCCCGGCCGGCCCTTTTTTCAAAACCGTAAAACTAAAAAATCGTGGAAGATTCAACAAAAATTTCAGGACAAGACACACCGACAAAGCCTACCAGTATTGAATTCATCCTTTCGGATGGAAGGACTGCTTCGATCCGCAAAGGAAAAGGCTCGGATGTTGAAAACGCATCAAAATTCATGGACCAGGGAAATCCCGGCCGGTATCTTACGGCCCGGATCTCCATGCTTTCGACTATCGGCGGGAAACCGATCGTGCCGGAAGACCTGGTTGATCTCGACGAGGATGATTATGATCTCTTCGTTTCAAAGTGGGATGAGTTGAAAAATTTGAAGTAACCCCCCGTGAGATAGTATTTCTGGCTCACTTCACGGGGGAAGGCCTATCGGGCATCCTCAATAT